TTGCCCGGTGGGCGGCTGCTGGCGGGCTGCTGGCTGATCCCCTGAATCAGGTTGTCGAGGCGGCCCTTCACCAAGGAAGCGGCAACCCTGCGGGAGCGAATGAGTTTCGACATAATCAGATCCTTCCGGTAAGTGCTGTGCTTGGGGAATAGGGGACAACGCTCAGCCCTTCACCACCTGACAACCAGTTGTGGAAGGGGCCTGACTCTTCATGCCGCATCAGCATGGCCCGTGCGTACTCTTCATCCTGCGTGGTGTAAGCGTAGATGGCGTTGGAATTAACGAACCTGCCAGCAAAGATTCGTGCTGCTCTAATTGTGATATACATTTGAGCTTGATGCGGCATGTCATCCCATACAAGCAACGTCACCATTTCGGAGACAGTCAGGGATGACGTACTGGCGAACGTGAACGAATGGCTGGTCCTGTCGTAAACCTTCCCGCCCCTGACCGTGTACTGAGAGGCTGTGTAAGTGCGCGGATCAAACGTGACCCGTAGCTGGTTGGATGGAAGTACGAACTGGTTAGAGGAATTGCGCGTAAGCGTCACGTCTACATCTGTATTCCAACTGAACCCCTCGGCCTGAACATCGCGTGATACCTCAGCCAGTGTGCGCCTGGCTACGGTACTCTCTGTGATCTCGTTTGTTGCCGTACTGCTGAATACATCTATAGGTGCTTCCCCTATGACCGACAAGAGAATGTTGACGGCTTCTAGTTCAGTCATGGGCGGCGAGTCGGGACGTTCCCGTATTCTGCCGCAAGCAACAAAAAGGGGGAGCCTCCGCTCCCCCCAGTGCAGCTCTTCACCCAGGAAAGTCTACTGCGAGTTGTAGATTTCCACGCAAGCCTCAGGCCGGATGTACCCAAAGCCAGCAATGAACTTGCCGACTAGCAGGGTCGATTGGAACATGGCATTGTAATCGTTGCCGGTCATCTGCATGGACATACCACGCAGCTTGACAACGCCAGTTGCCCCACGCTGGAAGGCCAGCATACGGGTCTGCGTCATGTTCACGCTCGATAGCTGAGTAGTCGTACCGTTCCACACAAAGCCCTGTTCGCCAGATGGGGCAGTGACGTTACCCTGCGCCAAGTGGTTCGACTTGAGGATGGTGAAGCCAGCCAGCTTGGTGAGCTGAGCTTCGCGGTACGAACCAGCGGGGCCACCGTTGCCCTGGTTCCAGTCTTGGTTTACAGCGCGATCCGATTGAATCAGGCTGTAATACTCAGCAGGGCGGCAGACGAGGTAGCGATCATTCGGACCCACATCCTTTTCATCCATTGCCTGTGCAGCAGCAAAGACAGCGGCGACCAGTGAGTTACTGGTAGGCGAGGCAGCGTTCAAGTCGATCCGAGTGCCAGTACGAGACTGTTGCTCAGACGAGATAAGGGCGCCGGGGAGTACGCTCTGCATGACAGTGGCAGAGGCCACAGTCTGAGACGGGCTGATCGTGTAAGTGCCCGCACCGCCCGTACCAGTGCCAAGGGCTGTAATGGTCGTACCTGCGGTAACACCAGAGCCGCTGATGGTCTGGCCAACCGCAATCGTACCTGCGCTGACTGCAGAAACAGTCATTGTGGTTGTCGAAATGGTGGCAGTGAAGGTGGCGGCGGCCAAGTCACTAACACCTTGCCGACAAGCCAGCGTGGTTACACGGGCAAGGCGGCGATCCCACAGGCGGGCAAGGGCTTCGCCAAGCTCAACAGAATAGATTTGTCTTGCATCCCAGTGGTTCTTAGCATCGTCAAGGTCATAGATCGCCGCTTGAGCAAGCGTCAGATCATCGACGTTGATAATGACTTCGTTCTGGGACAGTGAACCTTGGCCAGTTACGGCTGCGTTGACGGTGTGGTAACCGGCAACAGCGCGGCCAATGATCGGGAATTGAGCGGACTTGCCAGAAGTGATGGTCTTCTCAAAAGCAAGATCGCGGAAAACGCAAGCTCGCTTGAAAGCGGTAAGGACTTCGCCAGAGAACACCTTAAGGAATAGTGCGTTCTGCTGGTCATAAGTTCCAGCTACGCCGTTAATGGCGCCTAAGCGAGAGTTGGTGACGGACATGGCCGGTAGGAAGTTGAGAGGTTGGCGTTGTCGCTAACCACAGGGCTTTGCTCCCTGTTCAACTCACCTTTGGGTTGTCGCCGTAGCGGCCCTCAGCGTTGTTGGCTGGTTGTGCTGTGGCAATTATTACACGGTGTCAAGAGCATGGGCACGAAAAAGCCGGGGCAAACTGGCCCCGGCTTAGCATCCTTGCTTGATAGGCTTATCGACCCATGAATACAGCGGGGGATGCCGCAAGGCGGCGGGTCACGTCTTCGATGTAGGCCGGGTCAGCATCAACCCCTGAGTAGCGATAATCAGCCATGGCGGCTGTAACTTCCTGCTCAGATCGAAACGGCTTGACCGCATCCGATACAGCCTTGCCACCCATGAGGGGAGGCTCATAGCCGTTCTTCATCATGCGGTCGTACTGAATAGCCCGTAGGCTCATTAGCGCCAACTGCTCATCACCTTTAGTCAGGGCATCATTGAAAACCTGAATCCTTGCGGGCTCCAAGTTTTTACTGGCCCAGTCAGCCAGCTTGGCAAACTCAGTATCACCCCCAGCTTGGGCCAGTACAGCCCCAATGATCTGTTGCTGTCGCTCAGGGGGGATGGCCGGGGGCTGCTCAGCAGCGGGAGGGGTGGCCGGGGGAGGCGTGACCGGGGGCTCATCTGCTGGGGTCGCAGCAGCGGGAGGGGTGGCCTCGGCCGAGGGGGCAGCAGCAGCGGGAGGCGCACCCTTGAGTGCGGCAAGCTCAGCCCTCAAGCGGCCTGCTTCACTCTCAAGTTCTGAGTACGACTTAGCCAGTGCGTCTTGATTCTGGAACTTGCCCAAGATCAACGGTGTTGGCTCGCCGTATTCTTCTTTGATAAGTTCGGCCTTGGCTTGTTCCTGCCGTGCCTCTTCGGATACTCCGTCAAAACCGACCTGAGATTCGTTGCCGTTGTCGTCGATAAAGATTTCCATGTTCAGCCTGTGACGATGAAGTTGCCGCCGTCAGGATTGGGATGCAACCTGACAGGGTAATAGAACTCAGTTCCGTCCGGCACTTCTGTAGCGGGATCAGAGTCGTTGCGAACAACCCCGTCAGTAACAATGAAGTTTCCGCCTATGCCATCGGGAAACAATCTTTCCTCGGGGCTCAACTCAGGCCCGACGGCCTCAGCCTCAGTGCCTGCCGCTTCGATCAACGACTGAACTTGAAAGATCAGTTCATCTTTGAGCGTTGCTTCATCAAGCACAGCACCAAACCGATCTGCCGCATAAGCAACAAGTTCGGGCTTGGTCAGTGTGGCTAGGTCGGGATCAGGCCATGGCTGGCTCTGCTCCTGCGGGGCCGGGGCTTGGCGGCGGCTGCGGGGTGACATTGGTACCTTGTTGGGCTAGTTGTCCAGCCAACTGTAGCTGCTGTTCCTGATTCGATCTAGCTTGTAGATCCTTGTCAGTGAGTAGCAGATCCTTAGTAGCCACTCCCTCTGCGGCTGCTGCTCGCCTCAGCCCTTCTAGTGGGTTGGTGTACTTGGCCACTGCGTCAGGACCGTAAGCCGATTGAGCGAATGAGAAGAATGAAACAAGTCGCTGCTTATCACTGCCTCGCCCAATGGCATCGGCGCCTGCTGTGATCTGTGGTTCGACAAGACCATCAGGTATTTGTATCAACTCACCACCAACCTTCATCATATGCATAACACGACGGATAAGGGGAAGTTGCAGTTCATCACTGAGCAGGGTATATACCCCGCCGAATGATTCCTCAAGCATGTTGACCATGATCTTTAACTCTTCCGCAGTCACCCGCTCAGCATCACGTTGGATGGCCTGAGTAACGAGGAAGGCAAAGTTCAGTCGTCGTTCAATCCCCTGCATCAGGGTGAGGGCTGTTTGATAGTCAGACTGTTTCCCAACGTTGAGAGCCTTAACATCATTCTCATCGCCGGGAACAAAGTCAAAGTTGTTTGCCCTGTTCAGAGCGTCGGCCCTGGTAACACCATTAGGGTTGACCAGAAAGATCGTCTTAGCTGATCCAAGCCCAGCCTGTGTAATGGCCTTGGAAAGTTCATTGTATGAGGTGAGGTCGCCAAGCAGTTCCTCAACAAGTCCAGTTCCGTAGAAGCTGCCTGAGACTTTGTTCAACCTGAGGGCAATCCATGGTGACTTGTCGAAGGAGGAGAATCCAGCCGTCCCCGACAGCACCTGATCGTTGTATTCCTGATGCCAGGTAACAGCCTTGTCGCCACCATCGGGATCGTACTTAATGTGCGTGTAAAGATCATGCGATTCAGTTGACTCTGATGCGGCAGTGCCAGACAGGCCAGCCGCAATCCGTTGTGCGACTTTCGGCAAGTAACGCTGGCTCAGCCTTTCCTTTACAACAATGTCAGTCAGGTTGTCATCAGCATCACGATCACCAACGATTGAGCGCAGTCCATAAAACCTGATGCCTGTGTCCTTCACATAGAGAAGGCCAGTGCCACCGCAGGCAAGATGCTTCATCGCCTCAAACAATGAAGCCCGTGCCTTCATCTTATCCAGCTTGCGAAGGATCGAAAGCTCGGTGGTAGCCAGGAACCCATCAACTTGCGTGATGATCCCCTCAGGGTTCCCTCGTTGCTGGGCCTGTTCCTCAATCGCGGCCTGATCCATGGTCAACCGAAAGAACGGCTGAGAGTATGGAAACAACGCATTGAGCAGTTTGGCCGATACGTTGCTCAGCCCACGCGACCCGATGGATTGGTAGAGATGGCGTGACGGTCTGGATTCATCAACTCGCGTTCGCTTATCAATGTCGGTCGTTGGGATCAGCGTTGGGATAGTGAGCCGTGAACAAGCAACGGCCATGTCGAGGTATGCACTCCTATCCCCCTCAAGATCAGCCCATCGCGCACTTGCCGTTGTCATTCAACCGGGAGGATTACAGTCCCCCCAGAGTAACGCTACCTTGCCCGTTGCCCAACAGTGAGGGAGCGATGATCCTCAACTGGGAGAGAGTGTTTGCAGCAGCGTTGCGGCCACCAGTCCTGAAGTCCCCAAGTCGAGGGGCAACAGCAGTCCTCTCAGGATCAGGCAGTGTTGCCGTAGCCTGCCTTAACTGGGATTCATAGGATGAACGCATCGCATCCATCTGACTGGAACTCTTGAGCATGTAGCTATCAAAGCTAGACTTTTGATCTGCCAGTGACTTAGCTGCATCTTCCTTCGACTTCAGCAACAAGGACTGCAGGCTGCTAACAGTCGAGGCCATTTCATTCCCCTGCTGCGCGTAGCTGGCCTGCACCTGTTGAATGGCCTGTTGGTTGGCGGCCAGCGAGGCGTCGAGTTGGGCCTGTGCTTGGGCCTGTGCCTGCGACGTTGCGTTGGCATCAGGTAGGCCGCTCCCGTCCTGCCCACCCTGCGCCTCCTGTGCTGCTGCGGCCCGCCGCCATGCCAGGGTCTGACTGGGGATCTGCCCCCACCCCATGTCCCCTCCTAGAGGCCCATCCTGATAGACCGTCTCCATCCCCGAAACAGCCCAGCCTGAATCTTCAGGAGGCTTTGCCCCGTAATAGATGCTGTAGTCATCATTGTTGAAACCAAAGGTCAGTGCCATGGCTTTAGTCCGTCAGGGAATGGAGGAATCGAATCACAGAACGTTGCCCCGACTTAAAGCGAATCTCATCAATCGAGTCCTTTAAGTCGGGGGTCCGTTCGGGATAGAGCCGATCAAGTGCTGTCAGTGCTTCACGGGTGAAACCCCTGGCAACGAGAGTCCTTAGGGTGTCGGCGTCGGGGGCATCCACAGCTTGACTTGATGGGTGCCGAAATTGTACTCACCGATTCGCAAGATGCGAACTAATCGCGCCTGCGTCGTTGCAGATTCTCGGGGTCGGTCCATTTTCCCTTTCTTCCCATAGACAGAAACAATCGTTTCCCAACATCCCACGGGGTCGGCAATGTCGAGCCCTGCGATGATTGGCTCCGCTGTTTTCTCACCAACTGACGGACAACCGGGGATGCCATCCGTCGCGTCACCTGTGAGGATCTGTTGGTAGAAGAATCGTTGGGCTGCTTCATCATCGACATAGGATAGTTCTTTATCAAGCCATACATGATGGCCGGGGATCTGCTTAAGGTCTTTGTCACCTGAGGCTACGACGTAACCCCCGTCCTGGTAAATACCAGCAAACAAACCGATAAGATCATCGGCCTCAATCTGATCCATCTGAAAGGCACCATCGCAGTTCTGCATAATCTCCTGCAACAACGCCTTGTAACCCATGGGCTTAACGCCTTTGCGGGCTGCCTTGTATGCAGGGAACAGATCACGCCTGAACTGGGAACGTGATGTAAAGCAGTGGATGGCATCTTCAACCGGGACGCCTGATCTTGCCGATAGTTCGGCAACGTACTCCCAATAGGCAGCGCGGGCTTTTACTCCATCAGACCAGTTGACCCATACATCATCGTCAAGTTGACATTCAACAGAGGCTGAGGAACATGCCCTGAATAGCAGCATGTCTGAATCGAGAAGGAGTTTCATCGTTTGAATCCGTTGGGTATAACGCGGCGGTTCCACCGCTTAAGAACATCACGGGCACGTTCGTAGTGATCGGCCCCCTTGTGATCTATGTCTGATTGTTTGGCCATACAGCTACGGCAATAAACCATGACTTCATCCATTGGTTGATCCTCAATCGGTAGATGATCGTGAATCAACGTACTACCTATGCCCCCGCAAAAGGGGCAAGGCTTGACGGTGAACAACGGCTTGTCGCTCATTGCGTTACCTCCTGAGGTGTGCTGGGCTCTTGTGCATCGAATCCAGCCAACCATTCCCTAATCGCCTCACCAGTCGGGGTCTTGGCTGGCCAGGCGATGAACCGCAGTAGTGCCTTGCGGTCTGTGAATAGTCGGCTGGTGTTTGGCTTCCAGGCGATGAAGCCCTCACCGTTCCATCGGTCATGCTGCCTTTCAATAAAGACAGAACCTGGCACAAGGAATCGGTTGCAGCGGGTCATTGCTGTTCCCTCTGCGCGGCGGGCTCAGCCAGGGCGGCGGCCTGGGGCAGTGGAATGGCGCTGGCGGTGGCCATTGGCTCATCCAGTAGGGATGGCGTGGGCAAGGAGGACCCAGCACGGGAAGGAAGCGCGGAGATACGCAAGCCGACCAAAATGCCCTTAGACCCTTCCTCTCTGAACCAATCGGAAAACGAGGCGTGCGGGGCTGGAGGCGGGCCATCCAAATAGCAGTTGAGCACTATTGGTTGTGATTCAGGCATGGAATTCTGAGAAGTGTGGTGGTTGGTGATCATGTGATCTGCTTGTTGGTCAATCATTGACGGGATGGCGAAAGGACTTCATAGAAACGGCAGGACTCCAGGTAATGCAGGACGGACATAGCCCCCTGCCTACCTGTTGGTCGATTCTTTTTCAACCAACACGTTGTCATGTTGGCCTCAATAGGATCTTCCGCTTTGGGGTTACGTTGCAGCATCACAACATAATCGGGGATCTGTGCCAGGGACTGTGAGCCCCGCAGTTGGTAAAGCTGCGGTTCCCCTCCTTCCTCGGCTGACACTTTCTCCTTGTCCCTTGAGAGGTGACACACTACAAACATGGTGAAGTTGTAGTGAACGCAGAGGGACTTAAGTTCCTTGATGCACTTGTCGATTGCTCGGCGTTGATCTGA